TCAGTTTCCCTGACGGGCGTTAAATACTTCGTCGATATAGCCGTCGACAACGGCAAACAACGCCTGCGGGTAGTTTTCCAGCAGCAACTTAATGTTTTTACGGGTAAAGGATTCGGCCAAATCCCAACCTTCGGCGCAATCCAGCACCGTATCCACCGTCCAGGCTTTCTTATGTTTTTCCGTAAACGCCGCCATTGCCTTGCGGCCGCGCTGCTTAAACACAAACTCCACCGCCGCAGGTTCGCCGCCCGGAACGGGGATGTACACCGTATGGCGGAAGGTTGCATCGGGTTTCAAAGTCAGTTTTGCCATGTTTCAATCTTTCAAAAAAAAGAGGCCGTCTGAAACAGACGGCCAAAAGGTTGCAGGGGAATCAGTAACGTGCCGCAGGGCCCGACACCGCATACGCCAAAGTCACCGCCATAATCTGGTTACGGGTCATCTCCGGCGTCTTATTCAGGCTCGGATAACCGTTGTAAACGATTTGGCCGCCGCCCTTGAGTACCAGGCGCAGCGGGGTTTTACCGCCCGCATCGCTCGCCTTCGCCGCCGCCTTGTAGCCGGGCAATGACGGGTCGTCGGCAATCTTGACCGTAATCGACAACGCAGACTGCGTAGACGGGATTTGCTGCTCGTAGTCGTCTTCCAGAAAACCGAAATCGACAAACTGCTGCTCGCCGCCGCTGGTCGAAAATTCGATGATTTGCGGAATCTGCGTCCAACCGGTAATCCTCTTCACGCTGCCCTTGCCGCCGCCGGCCGGATAAACGTCGACGTCGGAGGTATCCACGCCCACCAGCTTAAAGGTATCGTTGGTTTTGCCGCCGATTCGGAACACGCGCTCGTTCAACTTGCCCCAGCCGCTTTCCAACAACACAAAATCGCCGTCGTTGAACCCGTGCCCCGTTACAGTCAGCACCGCCTCAACGGCATTGGTCGCAACCGTAACCTGCTTCGCCGCATCATAGTCGGTTGCAATGTGAACGGTCGCGCCGTTCGGTAGTTTTACTGCCATAAATCAATCCTTTAAAAACAAAGCAAACAAAAAAACCGCCTAAGCGGTTACCACAAAATCCTGCACCATGCCGCGCCGCCCGTCCTCCAATACCACCGATTCAGCAGCAGACAACGCATATCCTTCCATTGAACCAAGTATCGCCCGTTCTACCGCAAGACTTTTCTCCACGGCGGACAGCCTGTCTCCGTCCCATACCGACACGCTGAAGCGGATTTTCTGCGTTTCTTCCGCATGATCTATGAATACCCTGCCCGCGCCGCCTTCACGCCGAATGACTACCAGCGGAAACACTGCCTCTTCAGGCGCGAAATCGTGATAAATATCAATGTTCGGCAGTGCGGACGAAATCGCGTCAATCAGCATCTTTTCCATTGCCAATCTCCATAACAGCCCTCAAAATCAACTGCTCTGCACGCTCCCCGGCCAGCTGCCACGCCCTATCTAAAAACGGATTGGCCGCCGTGCCGCGCCGCGTGCCGTTATGCACCATGTAGCCGTAGGGCACCGCCTTCAGGCCGCCGCCCGCATAACGGCCTTTCGCGCCCTCGTTCGCCCTCCAGCCGACTTGATATACGGCTTTGACCCCGTCCTCCGAAAAGGCTTTGTCGTAAAAAGCAAATATCGAACGGCGCAAATCGCCCGGCTCAAATTCATACCGCCGTTTGCCGCCATCGGCGTTTTTACTGCCCTTGCTGTAGAAATAGTGCGATTTGTGATGACGCGGGGCTTGGATGCGAACTTCTTCCCGCAACAATTCTGCCCCCTGCCATGCGGCATACCGCAGCTTCTTACCGACAGCTTCCGGCAATTCCTCCAAATCCGACAACGCGGCGGATAAATCGGCATCAACCATTACTTTCATTCGGCAGACTTTCACAAACCAAATCGACAAAAACACGCTTGGCCGCATCAGGAATCACGGCGCGGATTGCGTAGGGTTTTCCGCTGATTTTTACCCGCATATCGGGCGTAATATCTTCACGCCAACGGATGCGGACGGAAGCCCGAACAGACGCGGATAAAACATCGTGCTTCATGGTCTCGCTGCCCGACATATGCCGAACATCAGCCCAAACCTTGCACAAAGGACGCCAAACCATCACAGTCGCGCCTGACTTATCCTTTTCCTTCACACGCCGAAGAATCTCGACCCGATGCCGCAACTGACCAGCCTTCATACCCGCCCCAAACAAAAAACCGCCCGAAATCTGCCGTTCGGACGGTTTTTATCTTGGCTCGCACTCAAACACGCGGCCGCAAGCCTTAGCCGCACACACAAAATCGGGCAACGCCGTATCAAGCCCTAATCAGAATAAAAAAGCAGAAGAGCGTTTTGGGGCGAACGGTTCACGCTTAACCGTCAGAAAAGCCCGACTACACGCCGGGCAGATTGCGATACGGTTCAAGCAATCGACGGGCAGCGCGCGGCAAGCCGCCCGCCCCGTCTTCGCGGGTAGAATACAAATACCCGACCGTCAGCAAAACAGCGTTACGGATGGCGGCATTCAGTATTACACCGCCTTTCTTCCCTGCCTTCACCGCCGCTTCCGCTTCCGCCGCGTCTTTGTGCAACGGGCGGTTTAGGTAGGCGGTGCAATCGGATACCGCGGCTTCATAATAAAGACGAATCAAGTCGTCTTCCTCATCGCCGTCAACGCGAAGATGAAGCTTGACCAATTCGAGGGTTATCATTGCTGCTCAGTCTGTTGACTGCCCTCAGCACCGCCTTGACCCGCGCCCTGGCCCTCGCCCTGACCTTCGCCTTCGCCGGTCTGCTGAGTATCAGTTTTATTGCTCGCACCACCATCCTGCTTATTGTCGGACGGCGGGTCTTCAGGCTGCTTCGAATCGCCTTTCTTACCGCTGACACAACCTGCTTCTTTCGCAGCATCCAGCAACTCAGCCGGCACTTCATCGCCTTTTTCATACTGAACAGGATAAATCTCCCCATCAGGGACACCCAAAAACGGTTTGGTAAATTTAGCCATCACATTTCCTTTTCAAATAAAAATACCGCCTGAAAACTAAAACGCCGCCGCCCATACAGGCGGAAGCTCGTTTCAGACGGCCTGTTCAAATTAAGCCGCTACTTTCAGCAACACGCAGGCTTCAGGGTTATCCACACCGCCGCCGACACGTTTAGTTGTATAGAACTGAACAAACGGCTTATTCGTATATGGGTCACGCAGGATGCTCACGCCCTTGCGGTCAAGAATCATATACGCACGGCTGAAATCACCAAAAGCGATACACAGCGCATTCGCGGCAACATCAGGCATATCGGCGACTTCATAAACCGGATAGCCGCACAACGTGGACGGCTGGTCTTGCTGATAGCTCGGCTGCCACAGGTAATTACCCTGACCGTCTTTCAGCTTGCGGACGGCGGCCAGCGTTTTGCGGTTCATCATAAAGCCCGCACCTTGCGAGTATTCGGCAGGCAGCGAATAAACCAAATCAATCACCGAATCGGCAGTAACCGCTGTCGCATTGCCGGATTTGACAACCTTGATTGCGCCCAGCGGATGCTTGGTTGCATTGGTGCCGCCTTCGGCATAGGTCAGCAAGCCGGTCGGTTTGCCTTTTTGGCCGTCACCGCTGATAAAGGCTTTGTTTTCGGCCACTGCAAACTCGGTTTTCACTTCGTCTGCAAGGAAGGCTTCGAGATTGATTTCGGCATCGTCCAGCATCTGCTGCGTTGCGGCAGGATTGGCGTAGATTTCACCCGTATCGAAGTCCAAAGACTTGAACGTCGGCGTATCGGTTTTGGTGCGGGCATCTTCTTCGCCCACCCAGCCGCTGCCCGCGCCGTGCATATTGTACAGTTTGCTGAATTTCGGCTTCGAGGTCGTCTGAACCTTAAACAGCTTACGCAATGGCGACACGGTACGCAGCTTGTCGGTGATGGTGCGGTCCCATTCCTTCGGCACCAAATAGCCGCCGTTGGAATCGTCCGATTTTTTCAAATCCGCGCGTACTTCGCCGGACTTCATAAACGACACAGTCGCATCAACAGCCGCCTGCGCTTCCTTATCCAGTTTGCCCGCACCGCCGTTCATTTGCGCGGCGGCCATTTGTACAGATAAGTCGTCGATAGAGGCTTGGAGTTTGGAAATTTCGGCTTCGACTTTGGCTGAAGAAGCTTTGGCTTCTTCACTGCCTTGCTGCAAAGCGGCAATTTCTTTTTCCTTGCTGTCTTTGAATGCGGCAAAGGAACTGTTCAATTCCGCCAGCAACGCGCCCACATCGGGCGCAGTATTGCCGGCATCGGCAAAAGCGGCAACCAAGCCGCGGGCAATCATCGTTTGTTTCATGGTTTAACCTTTCATGGTCTGAATTAAAGTCTGCAAGGCTTGCGCCGTCTTCAAATCGCCGCCAGCGCACGGCTTGACGGCAGGTTCGGCAGCGCGGGGCGTGCCGTGGAATAAATTGTTGAACACATCGCGTCTTTGGGCGCGGCTGTATCCCTGTTGCGCGAGGCTGGATTCAATCAAAGCCATCGCTTTTTTCTGTTCGCCGTCGCCGGACTGCTCGATTTCCTTCACATCGATTTCACCGTCGGCAAAACCATCCTCAAGGGCTTTCGATTTTCCAATCCAGCTTTCACGATCCATCATGCCGACAATTTCCGCCTTCGACAGGCTCGAACGGGCGGCATACAAATCAGCCATCGCGTCATCAATCTGCGCCAGCGTGTCAATACTGCCCGCCAAATCGTGCCGGTTGCCAATCGCAAGGCTCCATGCGTTGTGTATCATCAGGAACGACCCTTCGCCCATCAGAATCTCGTCGCCCGCCATCGCAATCACGGAGGCGGCGGAAGCAGCAAGGCCGACAACCTGAACCGTTACCTTAGCCGGATGTTGCGCCAACAGGTTGTAGATTGAGATACCCTCGAAGTAGTCCCCGCCCGGGCTGTTGATGTTGACGACGACCTCTTTGTCGCCGATAGCGCGCAGGGCGGCGGCAACGCGTTTAGCCGTTACCCCCTCGCTCCAAAAGCTTTCGCCGATTTGGTCGTACATCGTGATGACATTGTCGGTTTCGGTTTTTGCCTTAACCCCGCTGTCCCAACGGTTCGCCGCATCAGGGCGCATATCGAAAGACAGCGATTTCGGCATGGCAGACAACGCACTAATCTGCGGCAGTTTTTTCAGGCTCATTATTCTTTCCTTGTTGCGCCTGCCGCAAAGTATCGGCAGACTTATCAGTTGATTTCGGCAGGTCGGAAATTTCACGCACTTCGTTTTGAGTCATCCATGCGCCGTGTCCGCCACTGCCCAAAGCTTTGGCAAAAAATTCCGCCTGATTCTCCAAGCTGCCGCGCAACAGCGCACCGGCATTAAACTTGAATATCAAGCGGTCTTGTTCGTCGGGATTCAAAAGCGAACGGGTCAACGCCTGCTCCCACATCGTGAACCAAGGAAGAAGCCCGTATTTCAGGAAAAACACCCCCAATTCACTGATACCGCTGCCCCATGACGTATCATCCATCATCAGCAACGGGCGCGGCACGCCAAACATCCGCGCAATTTCCTCGATTTGATGGTTTCGGTTTTCAATATGCTGCGCGTCAGAAGCAGTATTGCCCCATTTTTCCGCCTTCAGCCCCTCTTCCAAAATCATAAAGCGGCCGGCATTCGCTTTGCCGCTATACCGCTTCTGCAACGATTCCTGAAGTTGGTTGTATGCCTTATCGCTCAACGCCTTGTCCGTTGCCAGATAGCCGCCGGCCATCACCCCTTCCGAGAAAATACGGCTCGCCGCATCCTCCGCATCGAAAGCAATCCCCAACGCCCGCTTCGCCAGCTTCACGCGGCTCATTCCCTCCAAGCCGTCGTCGGTCAAATCGCGCAGGTGCAATATCTCGTCTGCCTCAAAATCCAGCAAACCGCCGTCTTTGCGCGTAACCACATAATGCACGCTCCAGTCGTCACGCTGCTTAACCTGCACCGCAGTCGGATGAATCGGTACAAGCTGGATGACCTGGCCGCGCGAACGGATAATGCGCGCATAAGCATTGCCATATTGCAAAACATGGCTTTGCAGCAGACTTTTGAACTCATAGGCCGTCTGAAACTTATTTGGCTGCCGTTTCAGCAGTTTCCAAACAGGATGCTCCGTAGCAGTCTCACGCCCGTCATCGTTATGCAGCACATTCAACGGCAGCATCCCGATACTTTGGCTGATTAAGGTAATACACCGATAAAGCGCGGCATTGCACAAAGCCTGCCGCCCATCAATGCCTACGCCGCCGCCGATTTGACCGCTGCGGATAAATTCCAACAACGCAGGGTCATTCAACCCCTCAAAAACCAAGCCGCCCGAGTCAGCACGCGGGCGGCTTTTGTTTTTGGCTTTCTTCTCTTTCGCCATATCCTATCTCACAACATTCTGATTCCGCGTGTTTCATAAACCGACGCACCACGGGCTGTCGGATTCAGCGACAAAAGCGACACCGCGTCAAACATCGCCATCAACGGGTCGATTTTCGCCGAGCCGCTCGCCTGCTTGGTAATCAAAATACCATTGGCGCGAGGCTCGACGCGGGCATTACCAACCACCCAATTCATCATCGCACTGCCGCTATGGATAAAACAGCCTTCCGCAAGCTTGCGTTCCGCCGTCTTAATCGCCGCGCCCAATTTCCAGCCCTGCGACACACCCACAACCGCATCTTCCGGAACGCCATATTCCAACATCGCGTCCAAAATCGCACCGACCCCGTGCGGGTCAAGTCCGCATTTATCCAACAAACCGCTCTGATAAACCCGTGCCACCACCCCCGCTACCTCATCGCTGTCATCGCCGATGCGGTGGACAATCGTCAAATCCCCCTGCTTGGTAAAATCCAACAGCACCGGCGCGATTTCCTTGCGCCGCTCCAACACCGACGGATGCGCCCAAGCATGAAACCACGCCGCCCACATCCGCGGATTGTCTTTCAGACGGCCAACGGCAGAAATACCCAACAAGTCGTCCAGCCCACCGCCGTCAACGCCAATATCGATGACCTCGCAGTGCTCAAGCATCCAATCCAAGTCGATTTCGGGATTTTTTCCACTATCCTCCCAAAACTCAGCACCGGGCCAATAATCAGCAGTTAGCGACAAGGCAATCTGCACATTCAAATGTTTCGCCATAAACCGACGAAGCGCGATTTCTCCATCAGCTTTAGCCGTTTCAAACTCCCCCATAAGGTAGGCTTCTGAAACCGAAGCACCAATATTAGGGTTGGTGACATAAAAGTTTTCAGGAAGACGGTACGTTCCGTTATCCAACATCTCCTGTGGGTACTCATACAAGACCGGCAACATACGGTTATCAACACGCTTGCCGTCTCGAACTTCACGCGCTCGCTTGAGCAAGTCTGCGAATACGCCGGCCGGAGCCTCATCGGACATCGTTGAGAGGTAAATCACAAAGCCTTCTGGACGACTGGCCAAGCCACCTTTAGCCTCGGTAAACATATCAGCCGCTTTTGAGCGTTTGCCAAACAGCCAAACTTCCTCAATCAAAACGCCGGTGCCTTTGATACCGGCAACAGTATCGCTTTCCGCTGCAAGAATCTTCAGCGTTGCCCCAGTAGTTCGGTGCGTGATCGTCCGCGTATGGTCTTGCACCTGAAACAAGGCGGAAAGCTCTTCATCAGCCCGTATCATCGCTTTCGCAGGTTTGAAACTGTTGTTTGCCACCTCGACCGTCGGCGCAATAATGAAAAATTCCGCCTCACGCCGCCAATTCAAAACCAGCGCAGTCAACATTACCCCGGCTGCCAAGGTAGATTTCATATTTTTCTTACTAATCAGCAAGAAAAACTCCTGAATCAACCGCACACCGGAATCAGGGTCGTATGCGCCAAAAATCGCCGCAACAAAGTCATACACCCATTCGCGCGTGACTTCGCCCATCATTGGCTCACCAGGCACATCCACCAAGCGCAACTGCTTGAAAATGCGCAACGCCATTTCGGCAGGCTCCTGATACAACGGAGAAAACGGAATCAGGCTTTTCCTGCCTATAATTCGTTCTTTCCAATCAGGGCAAGCGGTTGACCAAGCTTTTTTCAACATAATCTACCCTGCACCGGCTCAGGCGGCCTCATTGGGCTGAACTTCCCACCGGCAACATCATGGGCGCGTTCGCGTTCGGCATCCTTTTTGCCCTGATCTGCAACCTTGCCGTGAAAATATCCCAACAACGCCTTGGCAGCATCAATCTGCTGACGGTTCAACGAAATCACACCCAAAGAACACAAAATCAACTGGTCTTTCGGATCAGTTTGGTCGTAGCAAACGCCATCCAATTCAATCGTGGTACCACGAACAACAGCACGCTCACGCGCCGACAATGCGATCCTGTCTAAACTTTCCGATGCCTCGGCAGGTCTTTCAGCAACAGGCGCAGCCTGAACCTGCTGAACCTCCCGAACGATCACCTCTGGAGGCGGCTCAACAGCAACGGCGACCGGATCAGGCGACTGGAAAAACTTCAGGCGTTCAATTTCCGCCAAAACATCAACATCTTTTGCCAAACGACTGCCGCTTGCGCTGGCCGTCTTTTCGCTATAACCCGCCGCAATCGCAGCCTCTCGGTTCGACAACCCCCGCAATTTCGCCTTGGCAAACAATTCCTTTTGTTCGTTCATTGCCATAGTGAAATCCCAATAAAAAAAGCCGCGTCATATAGCGGCTAAATGTGGCACAAAATGCCAAAAATACAATGCTTATCAACCTGTTAAAAATAGCTTTAACAACTCCACAGGAGAAAAAATTCTGCACATGGGAGGGCGGGGGGTTTCCGAGGGTAAGCCCTGTGAACTTTTGACACCCCCACCCCCTACCAACCAAAACCGCGCCGCCGATTTTCAGCGGCAGATTTTTCAGCATGACACGTTTTGCAAAGTGTTTGCAGGTTTTCCGCCTCATCTTTGCCGCCGTCCGCCAGCGGAACAATGTGGTCACACTCGGCATCCTTCGGAAGCACCACGCAACCACACTGCCGGCATTGATATTGGTCACGCAAAAGCACAGATTCGCGCAGGTTCATCCAGCCACGACCGCGCATCCGTTTTTCAGCCGTCTTTGGCGGGTGCTTCACGGCGATTCTGCTCTGCTCAAGAGGCCGGAGCCGCGAAGCCATTTGCTTTAATCGACCCATAAAATTCTTTCCAAACGCAAAAAAGGCCGCCCAAACCTAATTCAGACGGCCTTTCCACGCTTTTTTTGACAGGAAAATGAAAAAGCTGCGCTAACCGCACATACAGTTAAACACAGCTTGCCATAATTTAAACAGTTTTCAGGGAAACCGTCAATAGAGTTTTAACAATTTTTTAACAGCTAAATCCGCCTTGAGATTCATCCGCGCCCGCTTAACTCTATCTTCATAAGCCGCACGACTAATACCAAACGCCCGCGCCTTCGCCTCTTGAGTCCCAATCCGCCTATACTCCGCCATAATCGCCTCTTTGCGATTCGGATTCAGCCGGCAAATCGCCTGATCCATCACACTTGCCAAGCCGTCGCCGTCAACGCCGTAAGGCAGGATGGCTAAAAATTCCGTTCGAGGCGGCAGATTGCCCGCCGCCATCAAGCGGTTAAAACGGCTGCGGCCGAAGCCCAGGCCGTTGTCCTCTCGTTTGGCGGACCATTCCGCCCACCATTCCAAAAGCAAATCCAATTCAAATTTCATTTTCCGTGCAATTCTTTCCGGCACGGTTGTACGCACTAGCCCCGTCGGGCGGGGCTTTATTTTGCATGGATTATAACAGAAACGATATGATTTTTAAAAGAAAAAAGCCCGAATAAATCGGGCTTTCATACTGAAAATGCTTGCTCGGAATGGTAAGTTAGGATATAATTTATCCGTCGGTTGGGAAAGAACCGACAGGTAAAACGCCAACCTGCAATCCCGCTTAAGGCACTTTCGGAAGGAATCAAAAATGAGATGGTTCATTTTTATCCTTCTCTTGGTTATTTCGGCTAACGCCTATTAACCCTTGAGAAGCGGTGGGGTGGTAGCACACCCCGCCGTTACTCAAAACTTTAAAGGAAATGTGATGGCCTTGTCAAGACAGGAAATTCAAAAGCGCAGCAACGAAAAACGCGGCATCAAAAGCAAGGCGTTTTCGCTGGATGCCGACACACTGGCATTGTTTGAACAGCTGGCCGCCCAAACAGGCAAATCGCAGGTGCAGATACTCAAAGAAGCCTTGCAGGAATACGCCGCCAAAATATCCTAACCTGCCACGCCCGCACAAGCCGTCTGAAAACCGCTTTCAGACGGCCTTTTTTCCCTTTCCCTTTAAAATCAGGATTTGTGCATTGAAATGCCCGTTTGTGCGGGGTGCATACCAGCCGCAAACCCGCATGGTTATTAAATTGTGCTATTTATGCGGGGTTTTTCAATATTCCATATGGAGGAAAAAATAAAAAAGGGATAAAAAGGGCAAAATATGACATGGTGTATAAAACAGGCAAAATAAAAGCGCGAAGACTAAATATCGTCTTCGCGCGTATGGGATAACTACCC